CAAGTCGATGAATCCCGACCTGGACTCAACAAATGCCTCAAAGCGCCCCCGTGGCGTGGTCAGCGCAACGTCTTCCGCCAGCGCCGCCTCTTTGGCCTGAAGCTCTAGGAACTCTTGCTTCAATTCCAGCGCAGCTCTCTGCTTATCGTTCAGGACTTCGCCGGCATCCTGGAGCCGCCGGCTGATGTTGACCTGCTCATTCAACAGAATCATGAATTGCGTCTGACGCGTTTGATCATCGACACCGATAAGGGTGCCCGGCTCAACCGAAGCCTTCGCGGACAGTTCTTTGCGCAGCTGGTCCTTGGGCGAAAAGGCAAGGCGCTCCCCGAGCGTTGGGCTGGAAAAACTGCGAACCGAGCTGCGCACGAGGCCAAGCTGGCTATTGGCAAGCTCTCCCTGGATCCTCAACAGGTCCTGGTTCTTGGCAATCCGTTCACTGAGCGCTGCAATTTCAGCGCGCTTGGTCAACTCGATGGCCCTCTGTTGTGTCTTGATCGCCTCGGTCAGCTCTTCGTTGAGCTGTGTCAGCTTTTGGGTGTCAGACTGAACGCGGCCCTCCGTGCGGCGATAGTTTGACAGTGTATCTTCCAGCTTGCCCATGGCAGCCTCTGCGCCCACTCCTTGCAGCGAGAAATAGGCGAGTGCGCCGGCCACCGCCGTGATCCCGATCACCCAGGGACCGCCGAAGACTTTCGACACGCCGTTGAGCAGCGCCATGGCGGCCGCCGCGCCGCGCAGGCCCTTGGTCATTCCGGCAAGGCCGGCGGTGATCGAGGCCAGAGCCGAAGCGCCGAGGAAGCCGCCGAGGGCCGCGCCGCCGATGATGATCGCATCGGTCAGGGCTTCGAGATTGTTGGCGACGAACTCGATCGCGCCGGCGAGATTCTGCTGTGCATCGATCGCCGTCTCGTTCGTGCCGATGAATTCCGCCAGCCGGTTCTGGAAGCGCTTCAGCGCTTCGGCCGAACCGGTCGTCATCCCGCCGAATTCCTCGCGCAGCTTTTCGGTCTGCGACAGCAGGCCGGTGATCAGGTCCACGCCGGACACATCGCCCTTGGTGATCAGCTCGCGGAGCTTCGAGACGGATCCGCCGGCCGCTTCGATCCCTTCGGCGAAGGCGGCCGCAAGGCGCGGCGTGCCCTCGATGATCGAGTTGAATTCGCCGAGCTGGACGCGCGGCGAGCCGATCGCCTGGCTGAGCTGGGTCAGCGCGCCGGAGACAGCAGCCGCGCCATTGTTCGAGATCTGCGCACCCTTCGAAACGTTCTCGGCGAACTGGAAGACGGCCTCCGAACTGTCATCGAAGACGCCGGGGACGCCGGCCACGGCGCGCGAGACCGCGCCCGTCAGGTTGCCGAGTTCGCTGATCCCGACGCTGGCGCTGATCGCCACCGCGTTCAGGCGTTTGGTCGAGTCCGAAGCCGGGCCGAGCACGCCTTCATACAGGCGCAGCGTGTTGGTCAGGTTGCGCCAGGTCGCCTCGTATTCCAGCACCTCGCGGCCCGCGACCGCGACGGCGCCGATCGCCACCGCATTGCGCAGGCTCTGGTTCAGCTGGTTGGCGCCGCGAGAGATATTCGCATTCGACTGGCGGAACGCGCGGTCCTGCCGTGCGGCGGCCGATTCCATCGCATTGCCGTAGCGGATCATCGCCGTTTCCAGCTGCTTCATGTTGGCGGTGAACACCGTCTCGATTTCCTGCCGGTCGATCGTATCCATCTGGCGGCCCTCCCTCAGAAATCGTCGGACATGAATTGCGCGATCGCCGCCGGCGAGGCGCGGCTGACCGGCGAACCGGGTTCGCTGCTGGTGATCAGCGCGAGGCCGTTCAGCAGGCGGATGAGATCAATCATTTCGGTGCCCCGGAGGGCGGACGGCGCGATCCCTTGCGCCGCGAGGCCGCCGAGGATGGCGGTCCAGTTGAAGCGTCCGTTGGCGAGGGTGCGGAAGGGGGAAGGCTTTCCCCCGCCGGCTTTCCCGGCCGTTCCGATTCCGCCTCCGCCTCGGTGACGCCCCGGATCGCATCGGCCACGACTGCGAGCGCGATTGTGCGCGCCTTCTCCATCCGGCCGATCACGACATGCGACGCCGTCAGCTGCAGGGCCTCTTTCTCTGCGAGGCCTGCGCCGGTCAGCCCGAGGCGGAAGGCCGCCTGCACCTCGCGCGACGTACAGGTCGCGGAGGCGAGGCGGGCCTCCAGCGCCCAGAGACCGAACCCCGTGAGGGATTCGATCTCCGCGACGCCAGGCGCATCGAGGCAGAACGGATAGGGCCTGCTGCCGAGATAGAAGATGACGCGCGCCACGGGCCGCGCGCCTTAGGCCGGATAGACCCGGGTAATCGTCCCGTCGAACAGGATCGTCGCCGAGACGATGATCGGCCCGCCGGGATTGTAATCGCGGCTGCCGACCTGCAGCCGGGCGGCGCCTTCATAGGTCGCGACCAGCGCGCCGATCGTGCCGTCCGCCTCGGCCTCATGCAGCCGCAGCTCCACGTTCCGCTTCACATCGGTATAGTGCCAGGTGTCCAGCTCCTGCAGCTGCGCGTCCGACTTGATGTGACCGGTGCCGGTGAACGTGTCCGAGATCGACTTCAGCGTCCGGCGCTTGGCGGCCGGCGCGTCGGGATCGGTGCAGTCGCGGCTTTCATACTCGTCATACGTCTTGTCCGACGTATGGCTCAGCGACTCGGCGAAGAAACACTTCTTCTCGAACAGGTCGGCGGTTGTCGTGCTCTCGACATACAGCAGCACATGCTTGCCGAGCAGCTCCTGGAGATAGTCAGCCATGATGGGCTCCATGTTGATGTCCTGCCTGCCCGGCAGAAAGGCTCCGGGCACGGCGCCCGGGAGTGAGGGTGCGAAGGCTCAGGCCGTCAGGGCCGAGACCTCGAATTCGATCTGGCAGAGGCCGTAAAGCAGCTGGCGTTCCGCATCATAATTGCAGCGGGTCAGCTGGTGCTCGCGCGCCGTGAGCCGGATGTTCGTGGACGGATCTAGTACCAGCCGGATCAGCGGCAGCTCGCAGGCCTCGGCGATATCACTGACGCGCCGGATGCTGCGATTGGAGTCCCAGACCTGCACGAAAAGGGTGACGCGCGCCCGCGCCGCGCCGCAATACTCTTTCAGCCGCCGCTTCTCGGCGGCGCCGAAGGTCACATAGGGATAGGCCGGCGTCTTTGTCGGCCCGGCCTCCGGCACCACTTCCATCACCTTGACCGGCTTGTCACCGAAGGCCGCGATCACGCCAGCATCGGCCCTGAGCGCCGCGCCCGCCGCATCGATCAGGATCCCCGTCGCGCGTTCGATCATGTGCCGCGCGCCCCGTCGCGGTAGGCCTGCCGCATCCGCTTGCGGTACTCCGCCCGCTTCAGCGCATAGCGCGCGCGGTGGAAGCCCACGGCGCGCGTGCCGGGATGTTTGAAGCTGAGGCCCTTGCGCTTGCCGCGCCGGATCATCCGTGTGCCGGGCTTTGTGCCTCCATCGACGATATGCGCATAGAAGGCCTTGGCATTGCCGGACGTCGTGCGCCAGGCGGTGCCCAGCGAGCCGCGCACTTCCTCCGCCTCCGGGCTGCGCACCAGCTCGCCGGTCGCGCCCACCGGCGCGCCGAGACGCGCATCGCGCGCCAGCGATCTGGCATTGGCCTCGGTCGCCTCCCGCACCTGCGCCGCGACACGCGGCGGCAGGCGCCGGGCCTTGGCCATGGCCTTGCGGGCATCGATCCGCCCGCCGGCGATATATCTCACGGCGAAGATCCGTCAGGCCCGGCGCCCGTATTGGCGCCGGGGTCGGTCACTTCGCCGGGGTTTATCGCAGGCTCGCCGGCCTGTTCGGCCAGCAGGAACTTGTATTGCTGTTCGGTGACCGGGCCTTGCCAGCCCTTCCGGAACACGCGGTACCAGGCGAGCGTGCCCGGCGGGTGATAGGTGATGTCGCGGAGGATGCGCACCTGCCGGGGCGAGAACTTGGCCATCAGGGAGACTCCTCTTCGAGATCGACAGCGCCCGCGACGGCCGGAAAGATCAGCCAGCGGCCGCTCTCATCCACCTGCGGCGGCGCCTTCAGTTCAAACACGCGGGTCTGCCGGGACGGCCCGAACACTTCCTGGACGCGCATGCTGGTGTCCCAGGTCCGCGTTTCCGGATCGATCCGCACGCTGATCGTCACATGATCGAGGCCGACGACGCCGGCCGCGATCTCCTCGTCCGAGGCGCCCTTCGAGACGATCTCGGCGCGCCGCGAGGCGCCCTCGGTCCAGACGCCGCGATCGGCGTCCGTCTCGCCGGTGCGCCGGTAGACCGTCACGCGGGACCGGAGCTTGCCGGGAAAGCTCATTCGAAATTCACCGCCGGGCCGAGCACGGCATTGGCCGAACCGCCCGGACCGAGCGCCGGCACCGTGACGCTGTCCCAGGCCTCGACCCCGATCCGGCGCAGCGGCGCCATCAGGTATTCGACCGCCTTCGGCAGCTCCTTCGGCGCGCCGGCCGCGATCACCACGTCCTCGCGGTGCCGGTACCAGTGGCCGACCAGCATCCGCACCGCCTGGCGCACGCGCTGCGGCGCATCCTCCGCGAGCGGGCCATAACCCGCCACATAATCGATCCGCACCGCATCTGGCCGCCGGGCGAGGTCGCGGGGGATGGCATAGGCGTCCGACCAGCCGAGACGCGTGCCGAGCACATCGCCGATCGTGTAATAGGCCAGCGGGTTGATCAGCATCTCCACACCGGCCGTGTCGAGATAGGTGATCCGCGCGATCTCGTGCACGGGCGCGAGCCGCAGCACAGGGGCGCGCGAGAAGTCCGGCCAGAAGTCACGCCAGGTCGCGTGGACCCAGACGCGCTGGTAGATCGTGCCCGGACCGCTGAGCGCCTCTTCCGCCGCCATCGCATAGGCGGTGATCAGGGCGTCATCCTCGCTGGCCTCGACCTCGAGATGCTTCCTGAGATCGGCCAGCGTCCAGACCGGATCCTCCGGCGGCTCGACAAGAACGGATTGCAGCCGGTGCACGGTCAAGCGCGTCAGCCGATGCCGCCGGGCCCGGTCGAGGCGCCGGGTTTCGAATCGGCTTCCATCTTGGCCTTGGCCTCGGCGTCGGCCTTGGCCTTCTCGTCGGCCTCGGCTTTCGACTTGGCATTGCCCTTGCCTTTGCCGCCCGTCTCCGCACCGGCATCGGCCGCAGCGCCATCGGCGGCAGGGGCCTCGGGCGCTGAGAAAGAGGCCTGCAGCGCAGGGTCGCGCGCGAGGCGGGTATCCCAGGCTTCCTGATCGCCGG